ACTTTTACAGAGCCAACTTTTAGGGATGTAAAAAAGAAAATATAAAGCTATATTATATGGGCAAAAGAATTACTAGAAAAAGATATAGAAACAAAAAATATAATACAAAAAAACAGATAAGATTTAATGATAAAACAATCAGAAAACCATTTGTTAAATTAAACTGTAGTCCCGAAAATAAAAAGACAGATTATACATGTTATTCTGATAATGATCTTTATAAATTAAGAGATATGTGGAATGTTCGTCACCCTGATCGCCCAATTAAAACAAAAAATACAAAAAAAATTTGGGAACAATTGAAAGAATATTATGCTACTACTTGTAATAAAGAATCATGTTGGGTGCGTCAAATGACCAAAAATACAAAACTTGAAAAAGAACTTTTAGATGCCTTTGCTCCTGAATCTCCAGAAAACTGGAAAAAAAATCCTAATGAATGGCTATCCAGTCTTGATATATTAAAAGTAATGAATCAATATGAAAAGAAATATAAATGTTTTGATTTTTTAGGTCCTTCTCCAATAGATTACGATACACGTAAATTATATGGAGAATGCGTTTGGGAAGAACTATGTCACTTTGAACTTACTAACCAAATTAAAAAGGGACACAATAAAATAGGAGTTATCTTTAATTTAGATCCACATTATAAAGGCGGAAGTCATTGGGTATCTTTATTTATAAATATAAAAGATAAAACAATATTCTTTTTTGATAGCGCAGGAGAGTCTGTTCCTCAACAAATAAAAAAATTTGTTGATACTGTTATTAAACAAGGTAAACAACTTTCTCCTCCTATTAACTTTAAATTTGACCAAAATCATCCTGTTGAGCATCAATATGGAAATACAGAATGTGGCATTTATTCAATATTTTTCATAACACATATGCTTGAAGACAAAATTACAGGACATTATATGAAAACACATATATTAAAAGACAAATATATGGAAAATTTTAGAAAAATTTACTACAATGAAAATGGAAATGTATAAACAAAATTAATAAGTAAAATATATACATAAAAATACATTATTATGTATATTAATGTCTAATTTATCACAATTTACAAATAAGAAAAATATTAAATTACTATGGGAAGTTTTATTAGATGAGCTAAATATCAATAAAACTAACACCAAATTAATTGAAAATATTAGAACTGTTTTTGAAAGCAATATAAATCCATTTTTGTCAAGTTCTAATCCTAAATCACAGATTATGGAACTTAATAAACAATTTTTATCTCAAGTTGTTTTAGCAGTTAATCGTCTATTTCCTAATATTAAACAAGAACAAACTATTAAAAGAATAACAATATTAGATGAAGAAGTATCAGAACTATATAAAATAGAAGACACACATGCGTCACGTCAAAGTGAGTTTGAAAAAGAGGTTGAACGTAAACGAATGGAGATGAAAAATTATATGACACCACAAAAACCAAGAGAATTAGATTTTTCAGATAGAAACTTAGATGATAAAATAAAAGCAATGGACACATTAGTAGCGGATAAAATGGCACAAAGAAATTTTGAAATTGAACAGTTTAAAAATAATAATTATAATACAGGTATTGATCCAGAAAAATGGTTAACACCAAAAGAAACATCTGTAAAAAATGAAAAAACTATAATAGGACCAAAGGCAACTAGTCTTGAACAAAAACCTATCATTAAAAATAATCAAAACTCAAGATTAAAGCATATATCAATTGACAGTAATAATAATATTACATTATCAATTGATGAAACTGAACAAAAAATTAAAAAAGTATCATGGGATGATACGGATAATCAAAGAGATTCAACAATTAGTATATTTAATAAACTTAAAAAACAGCCAACACTTGAACAAAAAACAGATATTCTGACTGAAGTAAATGATAAACAATACGTAGAACAAAAATCTACAATGTTACCTGAAGTTAAACGCGAAGAAATACAAAGAAATCAAGTAACTTTATCTACTCCAAATAATGAACCAGTATTACCTAAAATAGAAATTATAAAACAATTAAATCTAATGAATAAAAAGATTGATAACCTTTATGAAATGGTATATAAACTAACAAATTTGATGGAAAAAAAAAATACAGAAAATATTGAAATTCCGAAGGAAGACAATTCAGATTAATTATAGTTTTTCTTTTACGATCTCATATTCACCTCTACTATTCTTTACTAATCTGCCTATTAATATTGGTCTAACACCTGGAACTTGTTTTGCTTGAATAACACTATCATAATCATATACTTGTTTTGTATCCATTCTTAACATATAACGTTTACCTGTCGCCTTAAATGTGAATGGTCTGGCTTCCCAATCAATTCTTTCAACATTTAAAGCAGCTACCGTATCATTTTCATCTTGACTATAATTTGGATTATAAGAAAAATCATTAACACTTGGTTGGCCAAATGATAAACAAACAAGACCTTCTTTTGTACTTGATTGAATATGTGTCGCGCAATCAATCGCAGCTTCTTTAACAGCCTTTAATAATTGTGATGTCAATTGTTCTTTAATAGTTGATATCTCATATAGTTTTTGATCCGATGTTTGAGGGAGATATGGAGGATGTTTTGACACATCTTTTAGCTTTAATTCTATCGCATAATCACTATTTAATTGTTGTTCTGTAAATGTCATAATATAAATAAATACTTCAACTGTTTGTAATTCTTTTGGTAAACTTTGATGGGAACAAATACGTCTAGCACGACCAATTACTTGTTCAACACGCACTGGATGCCAATATGGTTCCATAATATGAACATAACGAGTATTTCTTAAGTTAATACCTTCAGAACCAGCAGAAGTAATCATAAGAACTTTAATAATTTCACCCAAATTATTATTGCTACTTTTAGCTCTTAATTGTGTAGCAATATTATTAGGAATATAATCCCACATTCCGTTATAAATATTACGAATTATTTCACGTTCTTCAGCATCTTCAGTACCAGTATACAAAGCATAACAAGGTTTGCCCATATCTTCTTCACTCATATTTAGTTCCCAACCATCTGTACCAGTGCGTTTAATTTTGAATTTAGCAAAATTATTAGCTTCCAATACTAAACAGAAAATACCAATACCTTCCATAGATCTAAATTGACTGTATACCAAATGTAACCCTTGATGCTCTGGGTCTTCAATATTATCTAACATTGCTAAAAACTTTGGACTATAAGTTCTTAAACCTTCTGGCGTTAAAAATTCACGTTCATGTAATTTTAAGTATCTCATTGCTGATTTTATTGCTTCTTTGTATTCAACATTACCCATTTGTTCTAAAATTTCATCACCTTCTAGCTCATCTGCTTCTCTTAATATAGCATCTTCATCTCTATAATCTTCTAAATGAATTGATAAAACATCATCATTTGCATGTTCATCAACAAATTCTTCAGCAGGATTGTCTTTTGGTGGACTAGGAGGTTTTTCAATTTTTGGACTCTTTGTTTTTGCACCGCCATCTAAACTAATTTCATCATCACTACTCTCATCATCTATTGCGCCTCCTACTTCTGGTGTGTCTATTAACTCAACATCAATTATTTCACAATTTGTTCCACAGGGTTCACGTTTAAGTATTTTTATATCAGTTAAGCTATTTAAACCGTTAGTTTGCCATGTGGCCGCATGTTGAGCCAATGCTTCACGCTTTTTCATAAATTTTAATTTATTTTCTTTTAAGTATTCTAATTTTTGCTCCAAATTCAAATTTTCTAAATCTCTGATTGAACCTTCTTTTGCTTTAACAATTCTTGTAAATTCCTTTGTGCGATTATGTAATTCATCGTCTTCACCTCCCCATCCCCAAAAATTATTTGGGTATCCATTTATTTTTTCAAATAATTCCTTACTAAATGCTACAATACCTCCAAAATATTTAGGATTAGAACCATAGCGATCCCAAACAGCTGCTATATGAATTGGATTATTTTTTGGTATAGTCGTATAGTATTTTTTTAGCTCTTCTGATGGTAACAAATCAACATCATGGAAGATATAATTATTATATCCTTCCTTTTTAGCTAAATCAAAACCTATATTAAGTAATTGACCACGATTAAATTTACGACCATCTTCACTTTGTTCAATTACAAAAATCTTATAGTCATGTCCTGTTAAAAATGTCTCCATATATGCTACAAATTGATTTAGTTGAGCTGTACGTGGTTTTTCTTCTTCTGAATCACGAAATGGAACTATAATAGCTATTTTTGCGGCAGTTTCTACTTTTTTAGCTGTCTTTTTCTCAGCTCTTGCTTGTTCACGTGCTAATTTAGCATCTTCTTTTTCTTTTTGTCTAGCTAGTCTTGCTTCTTCTCTTTCTTTCTCTCTAGCAGCCTTTTCCGCTGCTTTTTCTTCTTCTCTTTGTCTTTCTCTAGCTGCCTTTGCTTCCTTAGCTCTTTCCTTTTCTAATACCTTTTCAGGTTTTGTTTCTTTAATAACTATAGCTAAGTCTTTAGTTACTGGTGCTTTAACGGTGTCATCAAATAACCAGCCATGTCCTTTTTTTTCAAAAAATACACGTATTGGCTCACGATAATCTTTTCTCAAATATTCTTCTATATATTGTTTCATAAGTGTTTTTATTAGTTCTTGATTATTTAAATCATTTAATTTTTCTTCAGGTATATCAGCATTAAATTTCTCCAGTTTTTGTTTTATATCAGCATGATACTCATCTTTACCCTTCAAATACTTTTCTTTCATCCAAGCAAATAATTTTTGACTTTTATTTGCTTCAACAATCATTCTGTATTCAGCAGGATTTGGACGCCCAGGTGGACTAGGCATTACAAAATTACAAGCTAAACGTGAAAAAATACGATATGTTGAACTAGGTTCTTTGAATATACCATCAGCATCCATTGTTCCGCTTGATTTCTTACTAGGTTTTTCACTTTTTCTTTCTTCATGACGATAATCTTCATATATTTTAAACTGATAATCACTCATTGGAATATACACCTCGTGACGATCAAAGTTTTTATCATATGCTGGTAATAATTCTTCTTGGGCTGATCTAAAATATGATGTTAAACCTATTATTCTGCGTTTAAATTTATCAACATTAGATATATTTCCAGTATCTTTATTAATAAATACATTAATAAATTCTTCCAATGTATCTGGCAAAGCAGTATATACAGAATAATTTGCACTATTGGCAACAGCAGCTATATCATTTTTCTTTAAAATTTTGACAATACGTTGAACAAAATCCATATCAGATATTTGCCCTCTTTCATCATATATAATATGACCTTTTATATCTCTTTCAATCTCTCCCTTATCGTTACGTTTTTCTTTTTTCTCATTTGTAACACCTTTATATCCTGATGATGCTGTAATTTTATTTTCAAAGCCATAAGGATTACGTGTTACTGTCAGTGTTTTTGAACTTGGAGTATAATCTATATAGTCTAATACTTTTTCTCTTGAAAAAATATCTTGTAATATATCTTTTGATAATTTTTTATTAGTTTCAGTGCTAAGTGTAAAACTCCAAGTTTTTATATATCCTCTCAAAATATTAAATAATATACCTATTTCATTCGGATAGTTAATTATAGGAGTTCCTGTTAATAATACAACACGACAATTATCAGCATTTAGCAAAAATTCATATAATAAAAGAGCTAATGATTGAGGCAGTAATGCACCAGGACCACGTTTCTTTTCAGCAAACTTTGATATCTTGTTAACTTTATTTACTATTCTACTAATTAAGTTATGTGCCTCATCAATAATTACAACAGAGTTATTAAATATATTATCTTCAAAATTTTTTGTTAATTGTTTAAAACGTTCACGTCTTAAACCGTTATAATTAATAAATGTATATTTATTGCCAATCATTTCATCTAACTGATCATTAAGATTTTTTTTATCAGACGCAGATAACTCAGTATAATTTGATGGTTTTGTTATATTTACTAACCAAGCACCATGATGTCTTCTTATATATTCACGTGGAAGCCCAAGAGCACCAGATAAAGTATCTACATAAGCAGCATTATCATCACTTGAAACCCATTCCCAATATTGGTTCTTTCTATATAGTAAGTCTCCACACTTCTTTATTTCTTCAATATAGTTACGTCTTAAAGATGCTGGAGTCATAATTATTACCTTTCTTGCACTTTTCATCCCTTCAGCAATAGCAATAGAACTACATGTTTTACCTGAACCTAAACCGTGATATAATAATAAACCTCTATACGGTGTATACAAGTTAATATAATCTCTAACAATTTTTTGATGTGTTAAAAGAGATAATTCGCCTGTATCTTTACCAATATTCTCGCAACTAATACCCTTCGTTTCATCCATTAAAATTTCTTTATATGGTTCAAATAAACCATTAATAAAATTTACAAATATTTCTCTATTATTCATGTAATAACTGGAAACCTTTACATCAAATACTGGAAGAGGAGGTAATCTTCTTTCAAGTGGAGTATCACCTATTTTAATCATTAATTCTGGTCCTAATTCTATAACACCTCGTGTAACCTTCTTTGTTGTTCTCTTTCTTGGCTTAGTCTTTACCTCTATTTCTTCTTCTTCACCCGGTTTTATTCCTGGTTCTAAAGGCAGCTGTTCTGGAAACTTTTCTTTTTCTTCTATTATTTCTTCCAAACGTGGTCCACCTTCAGGCAGTTCTTCTCTAATTTTCTCCTGTTCTTCTTCAATAACTATATCAAGTGCTAGTTTTTTTGGTTTTTTCTTTTTTTCTTGTTCAACCACAGGTGCTTTTGATGGTAATGGTTCCTTATCTCTTTCATCTTCTGGAATTTTTCTAATTACAGCTGATAGTTTCTTTTGTTTTATTTTTTCTAAAATATCCTGAGCACGTTTACCTTCGTCTTTTTCAGCAGTAATAATAGGTTTTTGGGTTTCAACAACAGCTATTTTTGCTTTTTCTTCAACTTGTGGTGCTAATATTACCTTTACACCTTCATTAGGACGAACCTCTGGTTTACGTTTTAATCTTTCTTTTAAAGCTTCTAAATGACTCATCACTTATATATTTTCAATATATAAATTTTTATTATTTTATGTATTGAAAAACTTATTTTTTAAATTATAAAAAAAATTGATTAGTTTTAATATTAATTAAATTCATTTATATTATATCATAAGAATGTTGCGAACTACTAACACTGATGAAATTGAACAAATTGTTTTTATACCAAAACGTGTTGGAAAACGTATTAAAAGAGAATGTCAAATAAATCATAAATATGATTCTTTATTTGTAGAGTATACACAAAATGCAGATATACTTGTAGGTTTAAAAAGAGACAGAAACCTGTATATATTTCATATTGAAAAAAATTATCCATTTACTTCTCCTAGAGTTAAAATAAATGGACTAAGTGAAGATGAATTCTTTAGAATCCCATCTAGAAGATTCGCGAATATATTACATTATATAACTGGATTAAGTTGTTTCTGTTGTAACTCTTTGTTATGTAAAAATAATTGGACACCCACTATAACTTTAGACAAAGTAATAAATCAACTTGAAGAATATATAACGATAAAACTTAATATCCAACAAAAAATACTAGCAGATAAAATTAAAGAAAAATATTTAAACAGAGATATTGATTTAGATTCCTGGTTATTTAATATTTATGTTCCATACGTGTATCCTCAGACAATTCTTTAGTAAGATTCAAGTAATTAAGCGCTTCGTTACAAGCTATTTGTTCTGCCTTTCTTTTAATTTTATGTTGACCCTCTCCCAGAAATAAGAATATTTTACCTTCATGAACAGTTATATAATCTTGAACAGCCTTAAAACTGTTAAGAGTATTAATATGAACAGCATTTTCAATATTAACACTATGAATAGATTGACCTAAACATAAATATACTCCCATTTTATAACCCTCTTCAGGGTCATGTATAATTTGTAAGTAATGAGGTGTAACCTTAAATTCCTTTTGAATTTTAACCTGAAGAATATTCTTGTAGTTATCATCATTTTTAATGAGAGCAATCCAATCTATATGTTTTTCAAAAACCGTTTCAATAAATTTTTGAACCATTTGAAACCCTGGACCGGTTATAAAAAAATTTTGAAACCATCCCTCTTCATCATTTACAATAATCTTATTAAAATCTAAAAATAGTGCTCCAATAAATGATTCAAACAAACAACCTAATTTCTTTAAATTGGTTCTAGTCTTTTTTTCTTCAGCATTACGAGATAAAATTAACCATTTATGTAAACCCATTTCTAATGCTATTTTACCAATTGCTTCATTTTTAACAATTGCTATTTTTTTCTCTGTCATAAATCCTTCGTTCGCCTTTGGAAATCTACGATACAACACATATTTTGTAACACATTCTAAAATACCGTCTCCCAAAAATTCTAAACGTTCATTTGATTTCGTACTTAATGGTAAACAGTCTAATGGTCTTTCAACAATCTTAATATTTTGCTGGAAATTTTCAAATTCTGGACGTTTTGTGTAAGACCTATGAATAAATGCTCTTCTATATAATTCCATATTATACACCTTATTTGGTATTCCATATTTAGTAAGAATAGATTGAACGTCGCTCAATCTAATCTCAGAGTTCAAGGGATTGTATGGATTAAATATTAATCCATCATCTGTTTTGATGATATCTTCATCTCTTATAACATTATCGGTCATATTATATATTTATTATAGATTTGTTTTTAAGTCATTTTAATATAGCATAAATAACTATATTATGTCGTCAATTCTAAACACTTTAATTATTGGAGTCTTCCAAAACTTTATATGACTGATAATGCTGAACTTGATGATGAAAATGTTCCAGACGAAATGTGTGTAACTATTATTAATGCTATTGCTTAAGGTATACAACATATATCAACATTAAAAGATTATGAAAATATAGAATATCAAAAGTTGTTAGGAGAAAACAAAGTTATAATGAACTAACAAATTACTAAAGAAAATTGGTTATATAATTCAGCGTTTACACCTTTTCTCATTTAAAACGCCCATTTTATTAGGCAAAAAATAAGAAAAAATGTAAAATCAATAGTAGGAATTTCACCTACGATGGTCTTACTTTTTCATCTTCCTTGTTTTTACTTGAAGATGTGAAAGACGAAATTTGAAAACATAATATTATATGTTTTTATAATTTCTATTTTTTCGTTTTCTGTTAAATCATTTAATTGTGTAAGTTGTATATCTGTTAATGGTCTATAATTTTTTATATCGTCTTTCATAATTGAAATATTTGTTATATCTATACTTTTTCTCGTATGACTAAAAAATTTTTCATTAAATTCTTGAGTTAATCTTAATTTATCAGTTCGGTCTGGATTGGTCTGGTTTGGTCTGGATTGGTCTGAATTGTCTTTATATTCATCCATTTATATATTATTATAATTTATTTTTATATTATTTACAAATATATATTATATACAAATATAATAAATATGACTACACAAAAGAGCATTGATTATAAAGAAACTGCTGTAAATTATTATTTAGTTGAAGATAAAACGCAAGAAGAAGTTTGTAAGATTTTCAATTGTTCCAGAAGAAGTTTAATGCGTTGGGTTCATAAATATCAAAATGAAGGAAAAATTACTGGATATGAAAGAACTCCAAAGGCATATAAAGTTCGTAAAGAGCATGTTTCTTTTTTATTGGAACAAATAAAGAAGAACAAAACAATTACTATAGAAGACTTACTTTATTTATTGGAAAATAAATTTCCTGATTTACATTTGAATAAATCTCATATTCATAGAATTATAAATGATAATAATATTACTTTGAAATTAACCAGAATAAGACACGAGCCAGTAAAGCGTTTTGGAAAAGATATTGATATAAATAATAACTTGAAGGAATTTTATGAAGAAGTCAAAAAATATAAAATAGAAGATATAATTTGTATTGATGAAACAAGTATAAAATCATTACAGAAAAGAAATTACTGCTATAGTCAAAAAGGAAAAAGATGTGTCATAAAAACACAATCTTAAGAAGTATTCAAAAAATATACTGGTGTATTTGCTATTTCTGTTGATGGAATGGTTGGATGGGACTTTTATGAAAAAAGTGGTATAAATGCTGACAGGATGGTGGAATTTATACAAACACATAATTCAGGAAAATACAAGAATAAATTAATTATTTTGGATAATGCGAGTAGTCATAGAAATCCAAAAGTAAAAGAAATCATAAATAAAGAAAACCAGTTATTATATTCTGTTCCATATCAACATTTTACAAATTCTATAGAAAATTACTTTAGTATGTTAAAATCCAGATTACAAAAATTGAATGGATTAACCCATAGTGCCTTAAAGGAAAATATAACAAAGGTAATAAGAGAAATACCGAAAGAAAAATACAGAAATATAATTAAAGGAACATACGAAAGACCAGAAAATATGTATCCAAGAAAAACAAAACACGAAAAATCAAGAAGAATTATTTATGAGTTCTTATATAAAATGGGCGTTTTAAATGAGAAAAGGTGTAAAAGAATAATAGAACAATATAATTTGAAAAAAAAATTAATTAAGAAATATAATTTGAAAAAAAAATTAATTAAGGAATATAATTCCATTGTTAATGCTGGAAAAAAGTATGAATATTCAAATAATAAAAAGGTATTATAAAAAATCAGCCGGTGGGGTTATTTACACCCTTGAAGATTTAAAATGGGACAAACAAATAATTTTATATTAATTAAAAATATAAAATTTAACACCTACTGAAAGATTCGAACTTCCAACCCTCAAAATATATATTCTGAGACTCTACCAATTGAGCTAAGTAGGTAATGTATTATATTATTATTTCTTTAAATTGTTTTCTTTATATTTTGACTCATTTTAAATCTTCAAGGATGTAAAAATATTTAGATAATTTTATTTGTAAAATTTTTTTATATTTTATTAGTGTATAAACATGGTATACATGAGCGGCAGTCGAAGTGCGCGCAATCAAGCGTCTATTGTTAACAGAACAAATGTTTGTGGAGGAAACAAGAAGGGAGGACTTGCTCCTTCAGTTGGATGGTTTTTATACTCAAATCCTAACTTAATTGGAGCCACAAATACTCAATATGGTCTCGTTTGCAGACCTAACTTAACAATTCAAACCCAAAAATATGGATACAGAGCTACAATCGGTGGAAACATGGGTTAAGCATAAAATTTTTATTATTTTTAATAAAATATATATATTAATAAAATAATTTAATGATAAGTTCATTAAATTATCATAATGTTCATTAAGATTGATACAAGAGAGCTAGAATTGTTTTCCAAATGTGAAACCACTATTTCTTCTGTTCCAAAATTTGCCGATATTAAGCTAGTTTATCAAACATTACCTTTAGGAGATATTATTATTAATGATGGCACCAATGATTGTATTATTATTGAAAGAAAAACTTTATCTGATTTAGCCTCCAGTATTAAAGACGGACGTTATGAAGAACAATCTTATAGATTAAATGGATTAAATCATCATAATCATAACATTATTTATCTTATTGAAGGTGATATGTTTCGTTTTAATACTTTTAAGGAACGCATTAATAAACAAACTCTTTATTCAGCAATGTTCTCAATTAATTATTTTAAGGGTTTCTCTGTTATGCGTTCTAATAATTTAGAGGAAACCGCTATGATCGCTTGTAACATGGCTTATAAACTTGTAGGCGAATTAAATGCCGGTAAAGTCGGTTATTATCCCAATAATGTTCAACAAAAATCAGACGAATTCTTGAGTAATGACAATAATAATAATATTCATGATAATTTACCAAATGTTTCAGAAAAAAACTACTGCTCTGTCATCAAAAAAGTCAAAAAGGAAAATATTACTACAGCAAATATTGGCGAAATTATGTTATGTCAAATTCCTGGTGTTAGTTCTACTTCAGCCTTAGCTATTTTAGCTCAATTTAAAACACTACCAAATTTAATTAAGTCAATACAAGATGATGAAAATTGTTTAAATAATGTTTCAACTAC